CCACCTTCTTCATGCCTTTCGGCATGCCCTCTCGCTACTCGCCTAACTCAGTGGTATCCATCTCCACTTGAGTCCGGGGCGACCGGTGTCGTATCGCGGCACTGACGAATTAACGTCATTAAATCCGCCGCGTTGACGACCAGCCCACCACCTCATATGCTCATAGGAATCAATAATAGAAAGGTTTCCATCATCAGATATCCTATCGAGATACGAGATCGCCCAACATCGACCCTCAGTTCTTTGGTAATCTGGATGCTCACGTTGTGCCACATGATTGTTCGTGGCACTCGGAGTATAGATTCCCCATTGTTCTGGGTCAGATACGAAGGGAATCGGATTTCTCCACGAGATCTTATTCTTAAAACCTCGAGGCGGTTCCCACGTTGATAGAGTGCTCAAGAGAAATCGATACAAATGAACGTATCCACGACTCTTAGCCTCATTTATCAGATGGACGTGTGATACGACGTGTCTGGGAGTTAGCTTTTCCCGGACTTCCCTAATACGAAAGTACAAGGGTGTAACGTCGTGACCGCTGAGATAGTACTTTCCGCATGATTCACGGAAAGATTGGGTATCGCAAAATGACTTAGAGTCATTTACGACAAATCCCAGACGATCTAAGATGGACTTGATGACAGGTGTCAGACGTCTGTCGACACATATGTCATCTCCGTAGACGGCGAAGGGCTGATATCCACTCACTTTGTATGACGACGCATCCTGGAATAAACCAAGGACGTTATCAATATGTGTGGGAGTCAACCAGCTCAAGAAATCGCCATCTACGCATTCGACTTCGTAGGTACGTAAGCAAGCGGCATATATACATACTGACGCAAATATCAAACATTGCGTCGGAAAGCATAGCGCTGAACCCATCGGTGCAAATTTCTTAACTCGTCGAACAGACGAATCAGGAAGTATAACATCTTTGGAGCGTGTTGCTAGCATGGGAATCAACCAAGATGGTGGAAACACCGCCTTGACTAATTCCAATGCAACAGAATCACTTGCCGCTGACAAGTCCAGTGTGTCAATCTCGTTGTGGGAAGAACCCAACTGAGCTAACACCTGGTTCACTCGCTGATCCTGTATTCTCACAAAGCGTGAGTATTCAGAATCACTTATTAGTTCGAGAAAGCGTCGCATAATCGCCTGTTGGAAGTACATCAAGACGTTGGGTTCCATACAAATGGATCTTGCCGTCTTTAGATTCTTCGGCACAAAACGTAAACGGGCGCTTCTAGAACTCGCACCTCTATCAGGGGTCCAGCAAGATGGATCAGGGATGATCTTCTCTTTGCTGATACCGTGCTCCGAACCACAATCATACATTCCTATATGACCATGGAGCAGAAAGCGATCTATCACGTAATCGTATCGGAAGGATTTTAGTTTTCCGATTCTTCCGTGTACACCACGCTCTTGGACTGCACCAGGGCCAAACTTTGGCCTAAGGTCATTCCATGTAAACGTGGGCAGCAGATAGCCTAGGATAGTGCGTAATGATTGCACGTCTTGGGCATTTAGCTGTAGATGCTCTAGTCTCGTCTCTACGTCACTCCAGCTGCGAAAGGCAGCCTCATTGAACGCTTCATCAACGTAATCTAACTTCTTTCCGAAGTTAAGGAACGTATAGAGAAAGCGCAAAATGGTGACGTCTCCGGTCTTGAAATAACGGTTATATTCAAAGAACACAGGTGTGTCTCTGAAACCGTCAATCCAGTCTCCCAGTAAAGGAGCTGAGCCCGTCGCGATGTGTTGAGACACAAGTTGATGGGCTAGGTCGGAGTAACCGAGAACAGTTGCTTTAAGTCCTTCCTTGAGGATTTGTTTGACAAACCTCTTGTACAAGGCCCAAGGCTTCTGCTCGGGGTTGAGTGGACTATCTGATAGGAGAGTGATCCAACTAGCTAAGAACAGACAAACAGTCTGTTTGTTTGCGTCATTAGTCACTCCCAACGATTGGCAAAAGTCGTCACCGATAAGAATACGATGACGACCGTCCGAGGTCCTTACGAGGACCTCGTGCTCCATCACTTGACCTGTGGAATTCCATAGAGGAGTTTAGCAAGCCAGGTGGTGTTACGAGTGCCAGTGGAGACGGACACGTAAAGGAAGCTAAACAAGCTCCCGATAAACACGTCCATATCCGCCACCTCGATGGTCATGTCGGCAGGAATCAGGAACGAGATGGTACCCGACAAGGGTTTCCGTTCTTCAGTTCCAGCTACGCTGTCCGACTTCACTGCCCAAGTGTCGAAAGTCATCGACACACGTTGATAGGCAGCTCCGCGGCGTGTCTGTAAGACACATCGCAGGGTAACGAACGCTTTATAGGCGTTGTCCCCAGCGGCCAAAACGTAAGTCGAAACGACTTCACCGGTTTTGATATCGGTATCAGTCGACTGCAAGGTCATATTGACCTTATCAGCAACTTCGACATTCACGGATTCGGTTGTTCCGGAAACGTGATCAATTGAGTATGTGATAGTCATGGTGCCAACCTTTCGTTGGACTATTCCGCAAACGCGGAAGGATTTGGTCAGCTAATGAAAAGCTGATACAGAAGACTTCCCAGTAAGCCCGCTGGTGGCAGACTAGTGGGTATGCCGAATCCAAACCGGCTATCGCGAGGACTGGGCGTGTAGAGTGAAACATCTCTATAGTACAGCCGCAAGCGAGCAGGCTCAGTGGACGAGTTTGTCATCTTCAATGCTGACAGCTCATACACGGATAAGGGACTCGTTATGGTGTAGGTGTGGACGTAATACGCGGGAATGAACGCCATCAACATGGCATATTCAGTTCGACGCATTGCGCCACCGACGCCAGTTAGCCAGTTAGCGATGAAGCTAAATGGTATCAGGTCCCAAAGGTTTGATGGCTTTGGCAAGAAACCAAGACCATCAAGGCCTAAGGCAGCGGACAAGAGTGCAGACGCACTCGCATCCATAACTAACTTGGTGCGAGTCTGCAAGGTGACTTCTTCCCTCCCAAGCACATAAGAGAGCTTGGCAAAGTAAGAACCACGCCCAATTGAGTTCTTTTGGATGTTACCAATCGAGCTCAAAGTTGATACGAGCGTTGGCAAGTAATTTGTTATGAGGTCTATCAAAGGCCTCCATTCAAAATCTGCTTGCAACTTCGTAGAGGTCGCTAAGTCGAGAATCTGCTTAATCGTAAGCAGCGACACATCGCGACGAGCTAGCTTCCCTAAAACATTGAGGGCCTCCTTAACTTGAGGCAACATCTTCGCAGCTTGGGGAAGTTTAGCAAGGTTCTGTAACACATTCGTGTTCAGAGAGCCCTCTGCCTCCTTAAAGGCATCAACTGTAGAGAACAACGCTGACGGAACTATATCAGACCAACTACGGTCCACCTCATCCTGGAAATTTGACAGGAAGCGATCATTTGAAAGATCGTAATAGGTGTGTTCACATACAGCGTTGTCACGCAAATAAGCACCACTCGAAGGGATCGTTAAACAAAGGCCTTGCGGTCTAAGTCTGCGAATTCCCCAAGAGTCAGGTTCGCTTCCATGGAAGACGAGCCGATCTACGGGCCAATCACCTGAATAGTTCTTTATCTCATATCGAATGGGATACAAGGAATTCAAGGTTTCGACGGGCAGATTGGTGCTAGGAGTGATGGTCGATGCTACTAGCCTTTTTGCGAATAGCATCCCGACCTTCCATGTCGCATTACGTGTGATACCGTAGTATGGGTTGTGTTCATACGCTTCAATGCTGTATGATACCGCCAACTCATCTTCAGAGTTCACAAACTCAACATTGGAAATAAATCCACGTTGAGTTATTCCGCTAGGATAGAAGTTCATTTCGAGTCGCTGGTCAGCAAGCTGTTCCAGCAATTCTATGAAATTATATCCTGACGAAGCGTAATTGGTAGAGACAGCAATGTCAAGGGGAAACGTCGAAGACGTTACACCACTAACAATGTATCTGTCAAACCAATTCGTCAGATCAACATCTAAACCAAAGATGTTGAAATGATCTATGCGAGTAGGAATCTCCTGTTGCTGGACGATCAACTCACCGGAATAAGAAGCATGCCTAATCGGGTGTTCACCAGCGGTGGAAGGAGCAATTAAGCTCCTACCGCTAAGTGTCGACTCGAAAACAGCCAGATTACGTAGCATAGAACTGTACGTGATCCGGTCGTAATCGTAAGTTGGCTGGAAACGAATAGGTTTACTCGTAACAGAACGAGTGACATCAAAGATGTCGCCATCCGTTAGGCCAAACAAACGACCCATAGATATAGGGCCACAAGGCAAACACCAACGGTAGTTGCCTATGATCCAATCCATAGGATCGAAGCTTGAAGTCATATAGCTTCCAGAATACAGCATTCCGCTATAGTCTGGGATTATACGGCCCCAAAAGCGCATGCCAAACCATAAAGTTTGGTAGAGCGTGCTGCATCGAATACGCAAAGGCATGAAGACCTCCGATCGTCCATCTACGTGGCGTGGGCCATCCGCTAGCAAGGAGCATCGGGAAGAGCGCCGTCAATGAAGGCGACAATCTTCGCAACGATACTCAGTGCTAACGAGATGGTATGTACATAGGAACGCAAGTTCCCATAGGACATATATCACCTCCAAGATAGTTAAGAGTGTGACGAAATG